TGCTATATTAGATTTAATAACAAAAAGATATGTAAACAAAGAAACAGATGTTTTTAATATTAAAACAAAAATATTTTATAATTACTTTCCTAATGAATCTAATAATCCAGGTGTTTCTAAAACATGGAAACATATATCTAAAACAACTGAAAATAAGATAGATGGTCTGATATTTACACCAGTTGATGAACCAATTACATTTGGAAGACAATATTCTTTATTAAAATGGAAAGAAAAAAATGATAATACTATAGATTTACTTGTTAAAAAAATACAGAAAAAATTAGTTCTTTATTATTACAAAAATGGTAACAACATTGTTTTTAAGAATATTCCATTGGAAAACATTAATCATGAATTAATTATGGATTTCCTTATTTTAAACAATGTATCGGAATCCTTAAAAAATGGAATTATTATAGAATTTAAATATTCTTCGATTCCAGAAGAATTATTTACACCCTATAGGATTAGAGATGATAAATCTAAACCAAATGGCGAAATTACAGTAAAAAATACTTTAAAAAATATAGAAGAAGCTATTTCTATAGAAGACTTTGTTTAATTTTTATTTTAATTAATTAATTAATTTAGTATTTTAGTATTTGCGCACCTTGCGCTTTAACATTTTGTGGCACTTGGCGAGTGCCTTTTTAAGTCCCTTCTTGGTCTTTGGTACTTTCTTGCGAGACACACGGCGGCGCTTGCCGAAAGAGGTCTTGCCAGCTGGGGGTTTGGTGTATGCGGGGAGAACAACACCATTCTCCTTCTTCTGTTCAGCTACGTTGAGGGGTTTGCAAGGAGATGGGAAAAGTCCAGTTCCGGATGCTCCTAGCACACCGCCCATACCGCTGGGGCAGAACTCATAGCCCATGGATGCGTTAAGGGGAGGGTTGCCACCGTTTCCGAAGCGGGAACGTCTCACTGCGCAGTGGCGGCGGTAGAAAGCCTTGAAAGCCTTCATTGCTGCCACCTTGCTCATCTTGGGGCTCTTGCGACGCTTGCCGAACTCCATACCACCGAAGTTCTGGCCACCGAAGGAGATGTTGCGACCGAAGCTCATCATGGAGGGTGCGTATGATCCACCGCAAGATGAACCAGCTCCGAAGCGCACACGGCGAGCACCGAACTCGGCCTCACCCATGCGGGAGCGCACACGTTTAACGCGACGAGATCCCTTGCGTCCCTTCTTAGATGCCTTCTTCTTTGCGAGAAGTTTCTTCTTGAGAAGAAGTTTCTTCTTTTTAATAATTCTGAGTTTTCTTAGACAAAGTTTCTTGAGCACGGACTTCTTCTTATACACGCGCTTGCCTCCGCGCTTGACGGTGGCCTTTACTCTTAGTTTTTTACATACCTTGAGTAACTTGGCTGGGGGCTTAGAACCTTTTTTGGATGACTTTCTAACTGAACGACGTTTTTTGCCGAATGAGAAGAGCATTTTGATTTTATTGTTAATATTACCGGAGAAATTTTTTTTAGAAGAATTAATTAATTAATTAATTAAATAAATAAAGGTTTTTTAATTTTTTTGTTAAATTCTATATTTTCTTTTGAATATTCCTCATTCTTAATAAATAAACTCCTGGCATTTAAATAATTAAAATTATCAGGAATTTTGTATTTATTAATTCCAATAATACCTTCTATACTACTGAAATCTTTTATTAATTTTAACGCAGTCACTGGGCCAACTTTTGGAATTGTACAGGTATAATCACATCCACATAATATACAAAAGTCTATAAACTGGCTATAAGTAAGTACCATTTCAGAAAGTACTAAGTCTAAGTCTACCAATAAAAACTTATTCTTAGTCTTTGGAATATTAAATAATACTTTTTTTGCTCCAAAAGTTAGAGAATCTGTATCCTCTGTTAATACGTAATCTACAAAGTTGTTTTTTTGTAAAAATGAGCAATATTCTTCAGCTTCTCCAATTGCTTTAATAAAATCAATGTCTAAAGAAGTTAATAATTCCATAACCTCTTTAGAATGTTTTCTTGTAATTACTAGATTATTCTTTTGTAATTTAGATAATTCCTTATCAATTTCAAATAATTCATTTAATTCTTTAGTATTTTCATTTAATTCGGAAGTATTTTCCTGAATTTCAGAATCATCTATGTATTCTTCAAAATTATTAACTAATTCTGAAGAAGTATTTTCAATTAATTCATTTTTTTTAATTGTTAATAAGTTTATTTTTTCATTTAGTTTAGTCTTTATTTCAATTCTTTTATTTAAAGTATCTTGTTTTGCTTCAGGTGGTTTTCCATCAAAAACAAAAACAGGTTTAATATTAAAACTTTTTAATTCTGTAATTAAGTTATTAAATCCAATAATATGGAAATCATCTGAAGAATATATGTATCTGTATTTATATAATAGAATACTTGAATCTATCGCAATAGTTGAATCGTTAAGAAAAGTAATATCTACTTCTCTTAACGATTTTTCAGCATGTTTTTTAATAATCTTTTTTAAACCTTGTATCCCCATTTAATAATTACTAACTTACCACTAATAAGTATAAATTAGTAATTCTTAAATGATTTTCAGTTAATTAATTAATTAATTCCTTTATTCCTCTATAAAAAGAGGAACATTATTTATCTTTTTAACAGATTTTTTCTTAATAACCATACTTATTTTTTCATTTTGTTCAGGTAATTCATCAATGAACATTGGTACTTCTTTTTTTTCCGAAGATAGATCAAGTGTAACTCCATCATCTTGGGAATCATTTTTTCTTTTACTTGATGGTTTTGAATATTTTGGATGTTTTTCAATACCGATTTCCCTATACTTTAACACAGAATCCCAAAAATCCTTCATTTTACCAATGTTCTCACTAAACCATTCTCTATCCCTATGGACCTCTACGATGTTTATTTCATAATCATTATCAGCTTTTCCTGGAATAAATTCTATAAAATGTGCGAGTTCAAGATCACATATTTCAAGATTGAGTAAAACTTGAGAAAGATAATGATGAGGAACTTCTCCATGAACAATTTTACGACGTAATGGACATTTTACTTCTAATAAAATTCCATCGGTTGTAATTCCATCAGGAGAACCTCCTAACCAACTATACTGGGGGTGAATAATAAGACCAAATGAAAGAACCTTCTTATTTTTTATTTCAGAATACTTTTCAATAGCTATATCTTCATAGTGTGTACCCCACCGAGTTGCGGCATTTCCAACAAATGGTTTTTGAGTACCCCCACACTTATCCATTAAAAGACTATGTGGTTTTTTATAACTATTTTCTCCAAGTACAGTAGGTATATCACTCGCTGTAATAGCATTATTCCTCTGTTGAAACCATTCTGGAGTTCTTTGTTCATATTGAGGAATTTTAAGTAACATTTCAACCTTTGGATTTAATTCTAAATCCATTAATTAATTAATTAATGTTAATACAATTCTTTAAATAATTAATTACTTTCGTGAATAAGCTCCGATGTTTTGCGCAAAAACAGCTCTACGTCTTATTTTAAGACTTTTGCTCTTTTTACCAGCATTTATACACTTCTTAGTAACTTTTTTTTGGGAATTTAAAAGCCCATGACGTTGGCACCATTTTTTGAAAGACCCAGTGGTACCCTTCTTACGCATTTTCTTAACAGCTGCTTTAATAAAATTTACTTTTCTTTTTTTACCAAAACCTGAAGCTGAACTATTAAATGTTATGAAGTTTTCGTGAAATATTCTTTTAAATTTATCACCAGGTGATGGTGGTTCAAACATTACCATAGATGTTCCAATACTTCTTATTCTAGAACTATTACCTTGTGAGTTATAGACAGCAACATCTCCTGGTTTAAATTGAATACCTTTATATTTTATGTAAGAGCTTGGAAAATTACCATTAAGAATTTGATAATTCAGTCCTGTTTTTGTTACCAAATTAATTGGAGTATTTTTTTGAGAATAAGTTACAGATGGTCTTCGTGGAATACTTGGAATACTTGGAATACTTGGAATACTTGGAATACTTGGAATACTTAAAATTTCTTCATTAGGAACTCCGGGCAATCTTCCTACAAACATTGGTGGTATATCAGTTTGAGTACCTGAATTACTTGAATTAATTGGTAAAGATCCAGAAAGTTTAATATTTTTATCGAAATACTTAACGCATTTTTTCATAAAAAGCTTATAAATCTTTCCATCCTTTTTAATGAGTTTTCCAGTGAGGGGATTAATTTGTTTATTACTTTCTAAGAACTGGACGCACTTTGTTTCAGAAATTCTTAATTTTTTATTTTTACATTTCTTTACAAGACTATTATAAAGTTTTCCCTTTCTTTTAATAGGTCTTTCAGTAGAAGGATTTACCGAACTGTTTTTATTAAATTTCTTACAAATCTTTTTACTTGTTTTCTTCCCACACTTCGCTCCAAACTTAAAAGAATACAATGGTTTATTAGCAACCATCAGTGGGCTTATAAATTGGTTTCCTGTTAAATTTGGACTATACGACGTTAACGGATCTTCATAATACAATGAATGTAATCCAAGTTCTGGAGGTGGGTCAAACCCAGCAACATTTCTGACAGAGTATCCCAATGGAGTAGAAATACCTGTAACCATATTTATAATTCTTAATTTATTAATAACAAATATTATTAATTAAGAATTAATTTGAATTAAAAAAAATAATTTTACAATTATTAATCATCTCTTACCTTTGGAGCTAAACAAAACTGTAACTTACCTAGATTAGCAACATTATATTCAATAACAAGAGGATAATCTTTCTTAAGAAATATTTCAACAGTACTACATAAATTAGTACTTTTTGTGAACGAATTCATGTACTTTAAGTCAAATGCTTCTGATACATGTTGGTTTTTCTTTGAAAATATTAGACCATTTTGAGCTTCACCTATAATAATTTTTTGAGAAGCAAAATCTCCATTTGATTCCAATACAAATTTAGAATCAGTGCTTGTAATAATTACCTGATTACTAATTATAGCTAGATCTCTACAATACTTCTGTAGATCAACTGACGGCATGGAAATTACTGAATCATATTGAATATCAGGTATTTCTAATTTTTCTTCAGAAATATCGAGCATTTTAAGATAAGATTCTGTTAATGTATTTTTCTCTTTGTTATCTATTCTTATACCTAACTCATTGGGTGTTGAGATTTTAATAAAAAGAGTAAGTACATCATTGTTTCCAACTGTTTTTAAAAGTTTGAATAAATAAATCATATTTATTCCGCACATTGTTTTATAATCACAATGGAAATCTTCAAAGTTTTCCTTAATGAGTCTAACATAGACCAACGCAACTCTCGCATTATCCATAGTCATAATTTTAAGACCATTTGTATCAAAATATAAATTAATATCGGTGAGTACTTCCTTAAGTGACTCTATTAAAATTTTAATACTATGGGACTGTACTGTTTTTATATACAAAATATAATCACTTTTATTAAATGAATTATTTTCCATATTGGTTAAGTAATTGGTTGAGTAATTGGTTGAGTAATTAATTGAGTAATTAATCATTCTTTAAATATTTTATAAGATCATTTGATTTAAATTGTAGAACAGATTTATCGATTATACATGTAATTACCATATTATCATATGTATTAAAAGGTATTTTATCATAATTATAAAATATTGCTTCAGGTGTTAAAATATTTTTATTATTAAAAAACATTTTCAGATAATTTGTGATGTATTCTCCTTTTACTTTATTTGTTTTTAACGTAGCACATATAAGATTATCAAAAAAATCTTTTGATGGATTATTCTCTTGTATAATAAAATCATCAAGTAATAAAGTGTCATTTTCTCCATAAACATTAATACAATTTTTATTATCTATTGAATAATAAAAATACAAGAAAACTTCACCTAATTGTTTGAAAAAAGATAAGTCCAGACTTATTAAATATTCAGAATCATTGTTCTTTAAGTTTATAATATCTTCAAATGGAATACTACGAGTGTTATTAGTATGTTCATTAAAACCTGTAACTTTTTTATTTAAGAATTCTAAAAAATCTTGTTCCATTTCAATTTTAAGAACATTATTTTCCTTTAAATATTTCCAATCTGGGTTTATTTTTAATTTATCTTTAAATATTTCATTAAAAAAATCAAGATTTTTTACTTTACAAACAAAATTTACTTTTGTAATTAAATAATTTTCATTTTGTAGTTTCTTTTTAAGAATTTTGTTTCTTATTTGATGAAAAATAGTTAAACTATTGATGATAGTTCCAAAAATAAAAGTTTTTATTATTTCTTTAAATAAGTAACCAGTAAGAATTCCCAAATAAAAGGAATACATTTTTAAAGAAATAAGAGTAATAAGAGTAATAAGAGTAATTAAAGTAATCAGGTAATTTTTAAATAACTTAATGAAAATATTTATTTAAAGATTAATTGATTAATTTCATTAATTCTATAATTCCCCGTCTAAATGGAGAATGAAAAAGTTAAAAAAAAAAGAGGGCGAAAGCCTAAAAATAATCATCTAAATGTTCCAACAGATACAATTGTCGTAATTCCTGAGAAAAAAAAAAGAGGAAGGAAAAAGAAGTATGAAATTGAGAATTTTGATAAAATCTTGAACAGAGACTTAATAAATAACTTTAATCATAATGTTGCTTATAGTGATGATGATGAAAATAATATTATAGAAGTTGATGAAAGAGCAAATGAAGTTCCGATAGAAAAGCATGTAAAAAATATTTCATTTGGTAATTTAAATATTACAGTGTTTAAAAAAGTAAAAAATGAAGAGAACTACAGAAGTAATATAATAAATGAAATAAAAAACCAAGAACAAAAGAAATGTACTACCATCGATGAAAACGAGTATTCCGACGAAGAAAAAGAAGTACCTATAGAAACAATTCTAAACTTGAATCAAGAAAATTTTGAAAAATATTACAAAGACAATAAGAAATATATTACAAATTTTTCAGAAACTACAAAAGAACAATCTGTAAAAAGAATACGAGTAGTAACAACCCTTAAAAATTCAATATGTGAATCTGATTGGCCGGCAAAAACAAATGTATGTTGTTGGTGGTGTTGTCATACATTTAATACAGCCCCTTGTACACTTCCATTAAAATATGATTCTCTTAGAAAAAGATATACATTTAGTGGTATATTTTGTTCATGGAATTGTACAAAGGCGTATAATTTTCATAAAAATGATCATAAAAAGTTTGAAAGAGCTCAATTAATATCACTATTAGTCAAACAATTATATGGGATTACAAGCTGTATTAATATTAAAACAGCTCCTTATAGAGAATGTTTAAAGATGTTTGGGGGTTATATGACAATAGATGATTTTAGAGATGGATTTGCATCTGTAGACGCATATCATTTAAACCTCGTTAATTTCCATTTCATATATCCAGAGGTAACTGAAGTTTGTAACATTAATGTAAAAAATGATCCTAAAAAATTACTACGATTATCTAGAAAATAATTCTTTTATTTTTTTAGGACAATACACATTCCCAAATACATCATTATAGCTACAATGAAAAAAATTACGTAATTTTTAGTTAATTCTTCATTTGAACCAAATGATTCTTTACTTCTGTAATAATTTGGATTACCATTATTGTTAGGTACATAATGTGTATTATTTAATATCCAATCTGGGTGATTGATTATTACGTAGTTTTTTACTATTTCATCAAATCGTGGATGTCTCATTATCTTTAAAAATGTATAATCAAAATCATCCATAGGTATTTCGTGATCTATTTGTTCCCGAGTGAAATGAGGTATTTGATTATTTACATATTGTGGTAATCTTGGATCATTATTACAAAAATTTGCTTGTACGTTATCGGGATTACCTATTCTTCTGTATCCTTCATTATTACTTAATAAATTAGAATTAACATTTTTTTGTTCAGGTAAAGATTCTGGTTTTTTAGTCGCAGATTCTTCTATTATTTTCTTAAGTTTTGCTATTTCAGTTTGAGTATTTTTAATTTGTTCAGATCCTATACTATAAGCTTCCGATACAGAAGCAAAATTCAACTTACTCATTAATTAATTACTTCTTCTTCTTAATAATTAACATTATTATTTTTGACAAAATAATTACTTAATATTTAATTCAAATCCAGCTGATTTTCCATTTTTCCCTTTTTTACCATTTTGTATGCTTATTTTTTTTACAGACATTTCACTACTTAATGACGAATCAGATGAAGCTATTGAAAATCTATCATCATCATTGTAATTTTGGTTATTAGTATTTCCATAATTAGTATTCATATTATTATTATTATATTCAACTGGAGCTGGAGGTTTGGGATAATTACTCATTAGAGGAGTTCCCGAAAACAAATTCTCATCTATACTGGGTCCTTTCATTTCCTTTCTAATTCCTCTTGTATCAACTGGTTTAGGTGGTGCTGTATTCATTCCGGGGTTCATTCCGGGGTTCATTCCGGGGTTCATTCCGGGGTTCATATTTTGTTGGTTCATATTACTCATTACACTCATCATCGATTGAATGATATTTGGATTCATTGAACTGTTAACGGTGTTCATAACAGGGCTTTTAAGAAGACTATTTGTTAAGTGGAACATAAAGGCACTTCCTCCAAGGGTAAGTAAAAGTTCAATTTCAGGTGATATTTCAGCTCTTCCGGAATATTTCTCATGGAGACGTTCAAAAATATTATCATAATCATCTATATTTTCCATAACATTTTCAGACCAACCATCTAATTTAACACTAAATGGGTCGAATTTTTTATTAACAAACTCAAGACCAGTAACACAAGCCATTAAACATCTTCTTGAAAATCTTATAGCAGCTTGAGATTCAATAAAATGTTTAACCTTTTCAAATTCAAACATCATTTCTTCATAGTTTGATGTCATGTTGAATTTCTTTGAAAATTCAAAACCTTTCTTTTCAAGTGCTTGAATTTTTATAAGAAGGTCTTGTTTCATCTTTTGTTTCTGTTCCCAATTTGACTTGTCATTTGGTTCTTCAGATGCTTCTGATCCATAATCATCAGACTCGTGGGATTCATCAATAGTAGAATATTCTGATCCAGATTCTTCTTCCAAATTACGAGAGACTTTTTTAGGGTTAGAAAAAGCTCCAAAATCTGTATTACTCATTGGTCTTTGAAAAAAATTGCTTTTATTCTTGGGGTTACTTTTATTTTTGGAATTACTTTTGTTTTTTTTATTATTTTTCTTTTTATCATTATATTTAGAAATTTCAGAAAGATCTGATTCAGAACTACCAGAGTCATCTGATTCTGAAAATGAGAAATCTTCAGATTCTCTTACAATTTGAATATTATTTATGGGTTCTATATTTTTTACATCCACTATTTTTCTTTTAGAATCTCCATTAACAACCTTCACAAGTTTCTCACTCATTGTTAATTAATTAATAAATTAATAACTTATTAATACTTAATACTAATTAATTTATTAATTAAAATCTTTTAACGTATAAATTTACTTTAAAAAATAAATTAATAAATTAATCAAATAAGAAAAAGATTGAATCCAATCATACTTAAGAATTATTTGATTAATTTATTAATTTCAAATGAATAATTGGAGTAATAATTACTATACTTCAGGTAATAACAGTATTAATAATAAAAAGGAAAAGGAATATACAACATGGAACTATAGAAAAGTAAATAGATCAAATTTCAATAAATATAGTGCTGGTATATTACCATATACATTTGATTTAAATGGAAATTGTTTAGTTTTATTGGGAAAGGATAACGAGGGTGATTGGTCAGATTTTGGAGGTAGATCGGAGTTTAAAGATCATAATGATGAAAAAAATACAGCATCTAGAGAATTCTATGAAGAAACACTTGGTTCAGTTATTTCAATAAATGATTGTATTGATAAAATTGATTCAGTAGAAAGTAAAAAAATTACAAGTAAAACATTAAATGGTTCTCCATATTACATGTTTCTGATATATGTAGATTATATAAACTACACAGAAACATTTAATAAAACAGCTAACTTTATTAAATATCATTATTCACAAAATAATCACGAAAAAAATAATTTTTACAAAATATTTGAAAAAAATACGATACGTTGGGTAAATGTAAATACACTTATTAATTGTATAGAAAATAGAGATTGTTCTACGCCATTGGCTCTTAGGGGTGTTTTTTATAAAACTATTCAAACATGCATGTCTGATTTATTAAGTTTGAGAATAAAACAAAGTATTAATAAGTAAATACGTACCAATTAAGTAATAACAAGTTTCTTAATATTCAGTTGTTCAGATAATTTATTGAGTGAAACATTATCTAATGGAAAATTAATTGAATATTTATTAATAAGACCAAACTTTAATACTTCAGGACAATTCTCGTTAAGTAATAATAAAGTATTTTTATCTTTATTTTCTTGAAGATATTCTTTTAATTTCTTTTTTAGTTCTACTTTTGTAAAAGTAACACTTATTTTTTCATTGGTTTGTGAATTACCTTGATTAATATTATTATCAATTAATTTTTCAAACATAGAATAAGTAATTGCTTGTAGATAACAATCACTTAGGTCATCTTTCTTTTTGCTCTTTTCAAAGATTTGTTTAATCTCAAATGGTTCGTTGTTTTGATTTAATTTTTCTCTACATATTATTACACCCATTTTTTTTGTTTGAGCATACTTTGTACTACCAGTCACTTCTATCTGAGGACCATTATGACACTTTAATTTGTGTTTTGGACTAAAAAACTTAATTACTTTAATTTGTTTTTTTTGTATTTTTTCACAATCAATTACACCCCTTATAAAAAAATACGTTTGTAAACAACCTGCTATAATCCTCATTTTAGGATTAAATGAAGGTTGTTTTTCTATTAATACTGTATCTATTTCATGAGTTAAGTGTATACGGTTATCAAGTTCTCTTATTAAGTTTATATGTAATTTACAATGATCTTTTGTATTTTCAAGTGATATAACTTCCCAGTGAAGTATTTTTGAATTAGATGTATCAAAAATACAATAAGCAAGATTTATTATACCAACATCAAATGAAAGTATTTTCATTTTTTAAGTTTAATAATTAAAACTTTATTTTTTAAGTTTAATAATTAAACTTTTTTTTAAGTTTAATAATTATTAAAATTAATAAACAGTATTATTAATTTTAATAATACTTTTTATTAATGAATGTTCAAGAAGTTTTAAAGATTTCTAAAGAGCGTAAAATCAAAAACAAAGAGATTATAAATAAAATTTTAGATAATATTCATAAAAAAATTAAGTATTATGCAACTATGAAAAAGGAAACTTGTGTATATATAATACCACCAATAGTTGATGAACATTTAGTATATGATTTACCATCAGTACTTAAAGAAATATTTAAAATACTTGATTCAGAAGGTTATATAGTAACGGCGTATCCAAATGGTCAATTAGATTTATGTTGGAATGAAAAATTAGTAGAACAGAAAGTAAAAACGGATGCTTATTTATTAAAAATACATGAAAATAAATTAAAAAATCTTACAAGAAAGAATAAAACAATTGATCAGAGGTTTAATTTTCTTGCTAATCCGAAAAAGACGAGTGGTAGAGAAAAATCAGTGGATGAACAGCTTGATGAACAGATTGAGAAGATTCTAAAACAAAAAGAAAAAGCTCAAAAAAAGTTTTCTAAATTAATTAATTAATAAGAGAATCATGTAAGTCAATAGTAATGTTAACACCAGTTATTATAAAAGATGTTAAAAATATTAATAATTGATAATAATATAATAGTACATAGTTAATGTATAACAATAATTTATAAATAATTGGTAAAAAATATAGAGTTTTAAGAACTGTAACAATTTTCTTCATTGGGGAGAGTGGGCCCGTGGGGGTAATAATTAAATTAATTAATTATTTTTTTAAACATTAATTAACTCAGGCAATCCTTCAGAATTTAAATGATATAATCTTGGATCTGTATTATTTGGTAATTTTATCCAATATCCTGAATAATCACCATTTACATCTATCCAATTATCACCTATTGACATTATAATATTAATATCTTTATTTTGTGCTAAATTTTTCTTAATATTTTCTTTAAAATTTTGTATGTTATCATTTCGTTCTCTCATAAATAAATAAGCATATTTTATTTTGTTTTTCATCAATTCATCTATAGTTTCGTTGTAAAATATTGAAGATCTTGCTGTAATTATAATTATCATAAGTTTTTCTGAAATACACTTATTTAACAATTTTATCATTGGTTTTATTGGATTACCTTTTATATTTATTAATGTATCATCTATATCAAACATTACAGCTGGGTGTTCTAAATTGTAATAATCTCGTTGATTCATAATATTTAGGTAATTAAGACCAAGTTCATATGCTGTTTCATATGAATTTTTATTCTTTCTTACCATAATTTCTTCTGGGTTATAAAATCTTTCCTTTAAAATATTTAGTATTATTAATAACAAAGTAATTATAATAATTATTGTTAATAGTTCCATTAATTAATTACTGTTATTATTAATTTTTTTTTTATTCCCAAATGAATTACTAATTGTAATATTCCATACTTCTTTTATATTATCAATAAAATTATAATCTAATATAATATTTTTTTGTTCATTGAACCACGTTGTTCTTATAATTAACCCAGTAGGATTATATCCCAGTATTAATATTATATCAGATACAATTTCATTACTCTCGTTTTCATTTGTTAAATTATTTATTAATTCGTTGTCTAATATAATTCCAGCTACTAAAATGTTTCCATTATTAAGTAGATATCTAATATTTTCTATAGTTGCATAATAACCGTTTGTTTTAATTTCAACATCTAGAAGATCTGAATAATCTGATAATAAAAATCCATTTTTAATATTTTCTAAAATTATATTTAGAGGGGATTCTTTATTAAAATCAAAATCAGGTATATTTGGGATTATCCAAAAACCAATCATTTTTAATTTATAAATAAGTGCCCCATAAATTAGCTTAACAGAGTATTTACTTGGACCAAGGTCCGTAAATACATTTGATAAGTTTATTTCATTTTTATTATCATATTCATTTTGTTTAGGAATATTCTCCAGTTTAACATACGATATAAGGTATTTTTTAGTTTTAGGTAATTCGATTAATTTTGACTCTTTACTTAACGATCCCCCCATTCTTAAAAATATTATTTTACTCAACATAGTTATTTTTAAATTAATTCTTCATTTACTTTTTCACTTTCAGAATCAGTATATTCCTCTATTTTAATATTATAATGTTTTCCTGAATTAGACCATTTAAATTTTTTTGAAATTTTAGGTCTTGTTGGGTTTGATATTGGGTTTGAAATAGGTATTTCCTGTATTTTCGCAAACCAGTTTATTGAATTGTTATTTTCTTTTACTAAAGTATTTATAAGTTTGTTCTGTTCAATAATATTTTTCCATAATTTCTCAGAACACCATAATGTTAAAGGTACAGAATCATTATAACAACCCAAAATCCTCAGAGATTGTAATAAGTTTTCTCCGTGACTATATTTAGAAGTATTATAATATTGATCAGTAAGATGCCACGTATAATCACTTGATACAAAACTTATACCTCTTGATGCTAAGTTTCCTGATATTATTGTAATATGGGAATGATCATGGTTTGGATCATCTTTGAGAATTTGTAAAACTTCAGATATTCCATAATTATTAAATATGTGTTTAGAATCTAAAAAGTAGTATTTATTTATAAACTGATTATAAACATTAAAACTTCTAGTTTTTGTCAATTTTTTATTAGAAAGTCTGGATGGACAAGATACTACAATACCGTCTCCATTATAAACAATTGTTGTAAAATTACTCCATTTATTATTGATATAATCCATTAATCTTGTATGATACACTTTTTCTTTAACTACATTATGAAGTAGTATACATTGATCTTTTTTAAGACAAGAATTATAAACCTCATTCATTGCTCTATAATCACATGTAGGAAAACGTGGTCCAGGTATAAATACTGGGTCTATAAATTTAATTCTGAGGGATTCTATGCTTTTATAATTAGCATTTACATTTAGTTTCTTTATCTTCGACATTTTCTTTTCAGCCAAAAAAAGAGCAAATGGTGTAGCAGTAGCTCCCAAGATATGATTTGCTCTTTCTTTTAAGTATTTCATTCGTATATCAATTTTAGAACTAAAGTCCTTTGATTTTATGGAAAAATCGACTTCGTCAATACAAAGATTAAACTTTCCAGAGTACTCTTTGAGATAATCAATAATTTTATCTAATTGGTGAGTATTACAAAGGCTTATTACAACACCATTTTTATATAAAAAGTTGACAAAAGTTGAATCGTTTAATTCACTTATACTTTTTACATCAATTTTATTAGTTAATAATTTATTGTAATTAAAAAATCTACTTAACAATTGTAACCTATCATCTGTTATATTTCTTATAATGAATATAACAGGAGTATTATGTAAGTGTATACTCTGGTAACAATAATTAAGTAATTCAATTGTTTTACCCGACTGAACTTCTCCTATCAAGGAGACATATTTAGAATTATTTATCTCGTAATCCATTGTTTTTTATTCTTAAAAATAAATGTTTTGGGTATATTATCTTTTTGTTTTATCGGAATTAATTTATATTTTTTATGATTAATAGTATTATTGATAATTAATGATAAAAAATATAATTTTTTCAGGTGGAGGGTTGAAAGGGTGGGCTTATATAGGAACAATAAAAGCCCTTGATGAATATGTAAAGCTTAATGATATAAAAACAGTTTCAGGAACCTCTATAGGTTCTGTTTTTGGACTGTTTTATATTATTGGAATTAAATGGGATTTCTTATTAGACTTTTTTATTAATTTAGACTTTAAAAGTATGGTTGATATAGACATAGATAATATTTTAATAAATCAATCGGTAATGAAAGGAAATAAATACAAGCAATTAGTACAAGAAATAATGAGCATAAAAATAGATCCAGAAATAACTTTTATGGGATTACATAAGTATTCTAAAATTTTATATTCAGTAACAGCTTTAAATATATCAAATTGTAAAGTAGAATATTTTAACTATTTAACAACACCTGACGTTAAAGTAATTGATGCTATTTTAGCAAGTTCATCTTTGCCATTTTTATTTCCAGCTTACAAAATAAAAGATAAATATTATTATGATGGTGGTATATGTAATAATTGTCCAACAAACCTAGTTGATGAACTAGAAAGTATTGCCTTTGATATAGGTTTTTTTAGTAATGAATTAGAAAGTAATTTTAAAATATTAAATTTACTGAATTCATTATCATTTATTACTAATAGTAATTTTTCAAAAAATGAAAAAATAATATTTAAAATTCTTGATTCTAAATTTAACAATGAGGCTATAAATATAAATCAATCTAAGGATGATGTTTTTAATATTTTTATGAATGGGTACTTAAACAGTAAAAATGTAATTTTTGATAATTTTTTAGCATTACCTTCCAATGAAACGAATCAAAGTAGTAATTAATCATTTTTTATTTTTAAAAAATTTAGAAATAGTACATTTAACTGGATTATTTTTTTCTTGTTCTCTATTTTGATCGTATAGATCTATTTTTAGAGATTCTTTCTTCTTGAGTGCTTCCTTATTAAATTTTCTTAGTTTATACAAATTCGCATCAAAGTATTGTTTATTGTCAATTACTTGAATTTTTTTATTATCCTTTTTATTAATTTCTGTTTCAGTAGATTCTTTTAATAACTGTAAACATTTTTCCAAAACAGGTTGATTAGTATCTTCAATTTCTGGAATTAAGTTAAAATCAGGAAAAGCCTCAACAACTTGTTTAAAAGAAATATAATCAGTCATATCACGCATAGCATTTATTACATCTAAAGGGGATTTAAACTTCATAAAAACATTTTCTTTAGAATGTGAAAAGTGATATGTTGAATCAATATTGGAGTAATTAATTGTCACAATGTTATTTTTCTTAGAAAAGTTCATCAAATTTGTTGAAAAAGTATCAGGATAGTCACCAAATATAAAGACAAATTTCACAAGACTCTTTAAAATATTTGTAATATAATCATCGTATTTCTTAAATTCACATCCTACAACATTATGATTATATTGTGAACCATACGTTTTAATAACATGTTGTCCTTTTCCATACTTATAAGATATGTTAGAAGAATGAATCCCTCTAATTATCTCTACAATTGGAGAAAGATTGTTCCACGATGGTTCACAATATATAAATAATTTTGACCAATAAACTACCTTTTCATATTTATCATCAAACTTAGATATTCTTGGCATTATTAACTAATTAACTAATACTCCCTAATGCTTAAGTAATTATACTTTTTGTAAAATTACTCAATAACTCTTTTTCTTTTTTTGGTATTTTTAGTATTTTTAGTCTTTTCGTTGGATTCGTTGGATTCGTTTTCAGGATCATCATTGTAATATTGATCTACTATACCCATTTTGATAGCTTCCTCAGAATTGATATAGAGATCGTGTTTAAAAAAGGTTTCTAATTTTTTATTT